GGTGGATTATGCATCACCACGGCACCCACGAAACGTCAGGTGATTGAACTGCTGTGGGGCGAAATTCGCAAGACCCACGGCAAAAAGAACTTACCAGGAGAACGAGGACAAACCTTTCTCAGAGTGAGTGAGGAAGCGAGAGCCTTTGGTTTCACTGCCTCAGATACCAATAGCAATGCGTTTCAGGGTGTTCACCATGAATACTTGCTCGTCATCGAAGACGAAGCCTGCGGCATCTCCAATGAAATTGACGAAGGTGCTTCGTCGTGTGCCACTGGCGCAAATAACCGTTTCTTGCGAATTGGCAACCCAATTGAAACGGGTGGGTCATTTGAGAAAGCCTGCAAGCGCAAACACATCAGGATTCCAGTTTGGGACCATCCCAACGTTGCCTGGGCATATCAACCCGATTCAGAAGGGGTGTGTCGCCTCAAGCCAGAAGTTAGAGCCGTCATCTGCAACGAAGAGGGCGAGGTTCTGCCCCCGTTGCAATGGGCGGAATGGTGCCCTCAAGATAAGATTCCGGGTGCCGTGTCGATCGGCTGGATTGAGGAAGCGAGATCGAAGTACGGCGAGGGCTCTGCCTACTGGCAATCACGGGTAGAAGGATTCTTCCCTGAAGATTCGTCTCAGTCGGTGATCCCGCGATCGTATTTCATCGCAGCCCGTAGACGCTACGATGCCGACCCTGCCTACTGGAATGCTCAGGCAAAACCGCACGATTCTCGCTTTGGCTTGGATGTGGGGGATGGAGTCGATGAACACGCCCGCTCGCGCTGGCAGGGTGCAATTCTTTACAGCATCAAAGCTGTCCCCACCAAAGGCGATATGCAGGATTCGAGCCGAGCGACCGCTTTGGCGGTGGAGGGGCTGAAAGAATATCCAGGAACGATCACGGTCGATCGTGGCGGTGGTTTTGGGTCTGGTCCACTCGACTCTCTACTTGAGCAGGGATATGCAGCAGGTGGTGTGCATTGGGGGCAAGCGGCTGAAAACTCGGCTGAGTATCTCAATGCTAAAGCTGAGGATTTCTGGAACCTTAGAGAAGCGATGCGAAAAGGAGAGGTCGCGATCGCACCCCTCGGAGACCTGGAAGAACGAGCGATGGAAGACTTAGCCGGGGTGTATTACGAGAGCACTTCTACAGGCAAAATTCGGATTGAAGACAAAGAGAAGACCAAAAAAAGGTTGCACCGTTCTCCCGATGTTGGCGATGCGATCGTGATCGGGTTTAGGAATGCTAGTGGTGCCGCATGGTGGAGTGCAATCTAAAACGCTAAAACCTAGTATCAGTAAACGTTTTGCAGTAAAATAGTGAGGGCGCGATCACATCAAAACAACGGAATCTGATTCAAGTTATCGTCATTCTTGCCTAAGATTTTAAGGATAAACTTCCACCTAACCTCAGAGAAAAAAGATCGGCAACGATACCATTCAAAAGGGTCGGAATTATTCTTAAGAACTATTCTAAAGGGGCTATCGCTATGCAAAGTAATTCCAATGCAGGAGAAAGAATTGTATTGCAAAGTGCCCTTGAGCAAGCTTTTTATCAAGATGACCTCACTTCCCTAAAGCAACTGATTGAAATAGGCATTAATCTTAATCAGCGTTTGGATGATCACAAAACCCCTTTAGAACAAGCAGTTGAATACGGTGAACTAGATCTTGTTCAAATGCTTATTGCAGGGGGTGCTGATCCTAACTTTGAGGAAGACGTTGGATATTCTCCACTTTGGAGAGCAGCGTCATATGGTATGCAAGATATCTATGACTTTTTGTATCCTTTAACAAACCTAATCTTACAACAGGAAGCACAATTAGAACTTCCAAATGGACTACATCGTCGCCAGCGTAGAGAGACAGAAAATGAGTTAGTTGAAGAACTAACTACTGCCGTGATGCAGGGTAATCTTGATCAAATTCTCAGGCTTATTCAAGCAGGTGTAGATATAAATGCATTTGATTCTGATGGAAGCACAGCGCTACTACCCGCCGTGTATCATGGAAAAGTTGAGATTGTTAGGATACTTCTGCAACATGGAGCAGATCCTAATAAAAACGAGGACGACTCGTCGATGACTCCGCTTTGGGCATCTGCTAGATATATTGAGGTAGCTAAAGCGCGTTTTGCTGGTAAAGGTTTCTATCCAGAAGAGGGTGAAGCGATCCAGATCGAGATCATGCAATTACTGCTGCAAGCCGGGGCAGATGTTAACCTTACAAAAGATCCCTGTGGAGTGACTCCTTTGATGGTTGCAGTGGATTCGCAGAGTAGCAAAGCTGTTAGAGTTCTTTTAGAAGCTGGTGCCGAAGTTAGTAGTAAAGACACTTCACAACGTACTGCTCTAGATCGGGCGATCAAAAACCAGGACAATAAAATTGTTCAACAACTTGTCAATGCTGGGAAATCGGTCACCTTTACAGATGACGAGTAAGATTTCTGAGCAGAACTAATTGTATTACTTGTATCTAAAGCTGGAGTCATTCATGGTGGAGCGCACACCGGGAAGAAGGAACTAAGTTAGCGGGTTCATAAATGCGGTGAGTGTGGATATGGCACAGATAGAGATGTTGCATCTGCACAAGTGGTGATGCAGCAGGACTTGTAGCCGTTGGACAAACGGTGATACTGCCTGCGGAGGAAGGTTGCTTGGGAACCCCGATGAAGCAGGAACTCCCAATTGCGAAGTTGGGAAGCCTACACCATAATCTTTGATTTGGTGTAGGAGGGTGTCACATGTCAATTTATACCGACTTAACTGGAGCATTAGGCTTCGTCAAAGAATTAACCAGCATTAGCGATCGCGATGTGATTCTGACCCAAAAACTGAAGGTATCGGCTGGCAAGCTGAAGGCTGAAACCCAGATTGAAGGGGTAACAGTCGCCGGTGGAACGGTTATCTATCGCAGCTACTATGTATCAGCTAAAGCCTTGCAGCAGAACCGTAGGGATGTCTCAGTGAAGCAAGCAGACGGCGTGACCTTCTCAAATTTGGCGGGGATGATCGACTCCCTCATGGATGAGCAGTTAGCGATCGACACTGCATTTGATCTTGATGTGCCCAACGGCTTTGTAGCAACGACTGATTTAGATGGCTCACTCAATGCATCGAGTGGAACTCCAGTGATGAGCCTAATTGTGGGGTAGTGATGAGTCTTGATGAAAACGAACTAGAAATCGACTTGCTTTGAAATATGAAAGTCTCCAAGCAAGTCGATTAACTCCTTAACTTTCCTCAACTTACCGTTATCGACCAAGTTGAGGAAACCGAATACCTTATGAGTATCAACCGCACGAAAGCCAGTCACACACGGCTTTCCGGTAATTCAGCTCAAAGGAGATTTATCATGAAACGTCACGTCCCTGCACTGTTCACGTTGGCTTTGATCGTTACGGGCAGCAGCCTTTTACCCGCCCCTGTCTTGGCGCTTGAAGCTCCCAAGTCTCACTCCTCAAACACTCAGTCACAAGTTCAAACCTCAATGTACAGCAATGCTGAAGTTCGCAGCATTCTCAATGGTTTAGGCTTCACCGAAGCGCCCGAAGTCGGAGCAGAGTATCCCTTCACTTCCTACAATGGAGCACTCAATGATCGCGTCACGATCGACGCAATCAAGGCCTTTCAAAAACGCTATCGCCTCAAGGTTACGGGACGGATAGATGCTCAGACTCGGCGTACCCTCCAACGAGTCATGAAAACGTTGCATCAGCAATTGAACGAATTCATGGGCGCAGATTTGGAGTTAGCGCATCCGACTTATGATCGGCGCACAATCGGAGTCGTGCAAATTTTTCAACATCAAATTGGGGCAGCAATTCAAGATGGCATTGCCCGCACATCGGATCGGCAGCAGCTACAGAAACTAATTGATTCCCATTCCCGTTCCTCAAACAACATGGGCAACTAAGAGCCGAGAAATTCAAGCTCTTGGCTGCAATGCATACGCAAACGCTCTGAAAGAATAGGAACTCTGAGCCAGAATCGCGTTGAGCTTCTGGGAATGAGTGACGAAACGACGGCAGTTGAAGTTTTACATAACGATGGTGCGCTTCTAAATGCCTTTGGTGCATTGGTGGGCAACCGTAGCACTGGCTTAGGGCAGACAGGACGCGACAAATTCCTCGACACCTCGATCAATACGATTGTTGTTCCCCTTGATCGCGGTGAAGTTCACGCGCTGTATCGCAACTCAAAGCTGTGCGAGAAAGTGGTAGACCTACTGCCCAAAGCCGCCACAAGTAAGACGTGGCTCGAAATCACCGTCGGCAAAGGGCGCAAAAACATCCCCTCTAAAGCGATTCAATATGCGAACGATCTGAAGCTGCGAGGTGAAGTTCGAGAGGCAGCCATCCTTGGACGGCTCGAAGGTGACGGCTTCATTGTGATGGGGATTGATGACGGGCAGCCCCCAGAACAGCCGATCAACGAGAAAAACATTCGGCAGATTTCGTGGTTAGAGACCGTCACCCGCTATCAACTCACCCCCGAACCCAATACCGGACGACCCGGAAACCCAGAATTTTACCGTCTGGCATTGCCTCAGAATCAAGGACTAGGGGATGGCATGACATATGGACGCATCCATCGATCGCGCATTCTCCGCTTCCCTGGTAAACGGCTGTATGGTGACATGCTGAGTTACAACAGCCATTACCATGACTCAGTTTTACTGAGCTTCTATCAATCATTCATTAAGTATCTGACCACGATCGAATACAGCGTCCGCATGGTGCAGGACTATGACACCTTCGCTTACTCCCTGAAGGGCTTGGGCGATCTGATTCTGCGCGGCAAAGAAGAAGATATTTTGCGACGGTTCAGAGCGATTCTGCTGTCGAAATCCTCATTAGGCGGCATCGCAATGGATGCTGACGAGAAAGCGGAATATGTCTCGCGCAACTTCGGCGGGCTGGATGCGCTGATCGATCGCATGAAAGATGACACCTCAGCTGCTGCAGCTATGCCACCGACCAAGCTTTGGGGAAGTAGCCAGAAAACCGCACTCTCTAACAGTTCTGAAGGTGACAAATACGAATGGGCGGACTGTGTTGAGGATTATCAAGCTGAAGCGATCGACGAACAAGTTAGTGAGTTTTTCCGCCTCAGTTTCCTAGCGCAGAATGGCTGCACGGGTGGCAGAGTGCCAGAAGGATGGAGCCTCAAGTACAAGTCGGTGCTGAAACTCAATTTGAAAGAGCAAGTTGAGTTGCGCGGTAAGCAGACGAGAGAAATTGATGCGCCATCGATCGCAATGGGGACGCTTTCTCGTGAGGAAGTGCGCCAGGGAGCATGGGGAGGTTTCGAGTACTCGATCGAGCGACAGTTGCTGTCTGATGAGTTGCCAGAGTTGCCCCGTCAGCAGAAACAGCAGTCACAACCACAGCCAAATCAGCAGAAGCAACCCCAGCAGAAGCAGGATTCGTTACGCACAGATGACAACACGCCTGCCAAGAAAATTATCGACTTCCACGGCTTCAAACTAGGACTGCAATATCTACCCTTCGATCAACGTCATGGTCGGATGCTGCCCGTTGCCTATGGGCACATCCAAAAGACTAAGGGTGCAGATGGCATGGCGGTGGATTGCTATTTGGGCAGCAACTTCGCTAGTGAGAAAGTGTATGCCATTGCTCAACACATCAATGGGCAATTCGATGAAGAGAAGCTGATGCTGGGCTTTGACTCAGCAGAGCAGGCAAAGCAAATTTACAAACAAGTCATGCCTGCTGAGTTCTTTGGTGGAATTCGTGAGATATCACTTTCCGATATCAACCAGTACAAAACCGATGCTGCTGAACCGTTGAAGATTGCAGGTGAGGTTCTGAGTGAGGCACAGTATGCTGCGATCGCAGATATCACTCAAGCCGACATTGATGCAGCATTGAATGACTGGCGGGCGGCGGCTCCTGACAAGTTTAAGGGGCTGCTCGATGGTCAACCTTAGTGATCAATTGCCACAATTGCCAATTCATCTAGATTCGCCTGACTTTATCTGGGACAGGCGATCAGGTCGCTATCGCTATGGTGACTCGGGTAAATTCGTTCCACGTGAAGCGATGCTCAATCTGCAACGTGGCTATGTGGAGACGATCAAGGCAGATTTTCAAACGTTGGGCGGGCTTCTCGCAGATGGCAAAATTAGCCTGCGAACCTGGCAAGAAACCACCGCTAAGACGATTAAGACCTTACACACTAATCAAGCCATCTTGGGGCGCGGTGGCGTGGACCGGATGACTTCAGCAGATTATCTGGCCGTGGGTCGGGAACTGCGATCGCAGTACAAATACCTCCAACAATTCGCCACCGACTTGACGAAAGGCACGATGACCCGTGCTCAGTTTGAGCAACGCCTGAAACTGTATGCCAACAGCTCCAACATCAGCTTCTCGCAGACTCAGCAACAGAATTCAAAAGACAACGGTGATCGCTATATGAGGCGACGTCTCCACGCCTCAGAATCGTGCCCAGATTGTATTCTCTATGCAGCGCGGGGTGTAGTTGCGATCGGGTCTCTGCCATTGCCGAAGCAGAATTGTCAGTGTGGGGCGAATTGCCGCTGCACAGTTGAGTATTCCAATGCAGCAATGTAGTTTAACCACGAGATATAAAAACTAGTGTTTGAGGGTCATAAGGAAAACCTTGAGAGTTTGGAGGTTGATGATCAAGCCTGACATTAACAAGAGGATGGCGGCACGGTATTTGTGAAGAACCGACAACGTAACCAGAAGCGCTCCCAGTTGAAACGCGATCGCCAGGTAGGCATGTTTGTCTTGTTGGATATTGCATTTTTATTCCTGATTATTGGAGGTGCAATACTGTAACCGCAATTACCAAAGACGATCAACTTTAATTTATCGATCTCGTAGCAGAGCGGCAAAGCGGGATGAACTTGTGAAACTGCTGGCGGATCTGAGTGAGTTGGGCTAGCGATCGCTGGAACAATTAAGCGATCGCTAGCCCAACTCGCTAGCTTTGTTTAGCGAGTAAACGCTATATTGCCGAGCCAAAATCCATCGACAGCACTCAGGCGTCCTCGCCAATACTTGCCGCTGTTCGATGGAATGGGTGATCCATTGCCACCAATAATTGTGGCGTTTTTCAGATGGACGAACCCTATACCCCTCTTTTGTTTGGGATTCTCTTCATTCTTTTTTGGGTACATATCTTCACCTATTTTTGCGAGGAAACCGTGGAAGCCCTCCCCAAATGCTGGAGAAGCAGTCGCTAGAACTTCTTGAGCAATTCCATCAAAGTACTTTTTCCCACCGATCAGCAGACCGGAAACCATCAGCCCTCTAACATTTAGTGTGACCCCAATCTCCATGTCCATGTCGTTTACTAAGCGAATGAACATTTTCAGCAGCCAATCATGATCTTCTACGGGAAGATTCAACTCCTGCTCATCAGTCGTGGGAGCATCAGAAGCGTGTTCGTCACTCATAATGTATCTATCTCTGTAAAAAGCAAGTTCAGCGAGGATTGTAAATTTTGCCGATTGCTCAACCCTCGCTGAACAGCAAAATTATAATGTTTGTACTACAGTAAAGCCGCGATCGCATCTCTGGGCGTACTCGTAGGAAATCTGACAGCGACAATTATCGTTCGCTGCAATGGTTTTTCACGTCGATCGCGGCAGAATTTTACAGCATCAATTTACGCCCGAAGGCTTTCTCAGGGCTTACATGCGAATCGCTCGTGTCGGTGAATTGCAATATCGCAACACGGACGGAACCGAGCGAACTGAAGTTGTCACGCCAGAGGTTTTGTTTAACAAAGACTCGATCGACAGCTTCAAAATGAAGCCGATCACCCTACTGCATCCGCCAGGAGGACGGGTAACGCCTAAGAATGCTCGTCAGCATGCACGTGGGTTAACCGGGCACACCGCCATCATTGATGGTGACTTTCTCGGGTTGGTTTCAACGGTTCTCGACGAAGAAATGATCGAGGAAGTGATTTCTGGCAGGACTGATCAAACCAGTTGTGGTTACGATGCTCCCATCCGGCCCAGAAGCGATGGCAAATACGATCAGGTAGAGCGTTTAGGCAATCATGTGGCTGGTGTCCCTCACGGTAGAGCCGGGGCAGAGGTGGGCTTTCATGTGGATTCGGCAGATGAGCACTGGCTGCACATTCGCAGCGATCGCGATGATGCCGACTTTGACGAATCTCGCATCAAGAAGCTGCTGAGTACAGAAACCTTGATTAACCGATTGATGAACCTGGATGAAATCGAGCGCCAGGTCAGCGTATTTGTGGGTCGGGCTAAATCCGATGAGGGAACAACAGAGCAAATTAATCAACCTGTTAAAACCCTTCAATCATCCACACCCGAAAGCAAACCTATGCGCCAAATCACGATCGGTGGAGAAGTATTTTCCATTGACAACGACAAACTCGCTGATGCTGCACTGAAACTGCAAACCGATAGTGCAGCATCAGCCACCAAAGTAACCGACCTGCAAGGCAAGCTCGATGCTGCTGAAGGCAAAGCCACGGGTCTAGAAGCACAAGTTACAACCCTCACAACGAAGCTAGATGCCGCAGAACAGACTCGCATGGACGCGGACCAAGTTTCTACCGCAGTATCAGAGCGCTTAGATGCTTGGAGCGTTGTTCTGCCGTTGCTACGCGTGGATAAAGCTGATTATCAGCCGGACTACAAATTACCTGTGGCTGACATTCGCAAGCTGGCGATCGCGGCGAAGCTTCCCAACGTCAAACTCGACGGCAAATCAGACGAGTATGTGAACGCCATTTGGGACACAATTGCCGCCCAGTTGCAAGTAACCACCAGCCGTGCAGACAGTTCTGAAGGACTGCTCAACCTGGTGACGATCGCGCAAAACACCGTTCACGCCGACGCAATCGATGCTGCCAACAAAAAAGCAGCTAACGCTTATGAAACCGCTTGGAAGCAAGGAAGTGACGACTAATGGGAATCACCAATTACGGCGATTTAGCACGTGGGTATGAAGGGCAAGTTGCCCGCATGGAAGACTGGGTAGCTCGAACTGGCTACAACTCAACCTCTGCCATTATTCCGTTTGGACGGACGGTTGTTCGCGGTACAGGGTCATCTGGAACCGATGTTGCGCTCGCGCTACCTTCTGCCACAGGGCAGCAATTCATGGGCATCTCAACCAAAACCGACGTTTGGGAAAAGAACGAAAAAACGGTTGATGCCAATGGCGACCTAGGCTATGAACCCAAACGTCCAATGGGTTACACGGTTGAAGGATTGTTTTACGGCTATGTCGAAGAAGCAGTGCTGCCCACTGATACGGTGTATTTCCGCCATACTCTCAACGGCTCGCTGGGTGCTCACGAGCGAATTGGGCGCTATCGCAACGATGCGGACACCGCCAAGTGTGATGCTGCTCCACGCCTCAAATTCTTAGAAGCAGCCGGTCCTGGTTTAGTTCTGATGCAAGTCATCAAGGGGTAATTTGACATGACGACATTTCGTACAGACAGCGCTGGCGCAATTTTGAAGCGCTGGCTAGAGCAGAAGCTTCCCGGAGTTCTAGAGAAGCGTTACCGTCAACTGCAATTTGAGAACGGCTCGCTCGTGCCAACAATGGCAGACTTACAGCCCGGAGCGGCAACCCTGGTGCAAGAGCAAATGGAAGTGGTTGGTGAAGCCGCGATCGTCGCGGATGAAGCCTTCGACATTCCCCTTGCAGATGTGGGTGCAGAAGAAGTTCAGTTCAAGATCATTGCAGTCTTCTCTGGCTTCCATTTCACGTTTCGGCAGATGCAGGCAGCACAATTTTCTAATGTGCCATTGAGTGACAAAAAAGCATTTGCTGCTCGTCGCGCGATCGCGGAGAAGATGAACAAGATTGCGGCATTTGGTGCGGCAAAATACGACTGCACCGGCTTCCTGAACAACCCTGACGTGCCTGTAAATAGCAGTTCATTCAACCCAGAAACCGCGACAGCAGACGATGTAATCGAGTGGTTTATCGATGAAATTGTCAGCATTGAAAGCAACACCGAACTCACCGAGTCGCCGACTGTGGCACTGGTGACACCTGAGCTGCACGGGATTCTGATGAAGAAGCGTGTCGGTGATAGCAACCTGAATATCAAGCAGTACATTCTCGGCAATACCGATTTGACTGATATTCGCAAGGTGACGGAACTCAAGAGCGCTACCCTCGAAGCAAACGGTGTGCAGGCAGCCGCTACCAATAAGGATCGAATTCTGCTCTACCCGCTCGATCCTGAGATTGTCGAACGTCATATCGAAATGACCAAGCCGTTGCCTGAAGAGTATCGCAACGCTAAATACATCACACCGATGTATGCGTGCACCTCTCCTGTGATTTGGAATTTCCCCAAAGCAGCACGGTCAATCGATTACGTTAAAGCATCGTAATTACTTATTGTTGATTTTGTAGACGCAATCACTGTGGTCGAGACCTGACTCCGCAGTTGTAAACCTTAGAAAAATTGGGAGAATTCAATGTGAAGCTAGTTTTATTCCGTCCTGAGAAACTGAATCCTCCTCGTCGTGGGGAGCAATTCTACGATCGCTTACGCCTCAATCCAGGCACGAATCATCGGTCTGAGGATGAGGTTAAGCGCTTAATTTCGCATCCTGATTATGCTCAACATTCTGAATGGGGAGCGATCGAGGTGATTGAGGAAAAAGCGATCGTCCCCAAGAAAACCCCTGTCGAATCTGGCTTAGACAAACTTTCTGAAGAAGATCTCAGAAAGTGATCGAAGCCACCTTCGATATTCCGATGCTCGAAGGCTATCTTGCCAAAGAACAGCGCAAAGCGATCGTGAATGTGCTGAATCGTCGTATTAGCGAGTTGAAAAAAGGCGCGGCATGACGCTCTCACCGTTTCCCACCAACGCGAAGCTAACATTCCATCTCCCCACAGGACAAACGGTGACTGACCCCGCTACGGGCAATGTTATCTCTGTGCTTGGGGATTTGGATATCGAGTGCTATCTCAAGCCCGATGGCGTGCAGAGCAATCGCGGCGTTGACGCCTCGCCGGGAGTGCAAACGCCATCCGAAGCGATGAGCGGGCGCATGACGAACCCGCTCTATGTGCCTGCCTCGATTCCAGTTCTAGCCGAGACAGATGCGATCGTGGGTGGCCAGGTTGGAAAATTCCTCATGCGAATCCCTACCCAAGATGTGTGGGGCATTCGCGATGTGTTGGGAGACAAGATTTACGGCACGTTCACCGCAATCAAGGAGACAACGCCCGTGCCAGTGATTGATAGCGGTTTGATATCTGCGATCGCACTTGAGTCTAATCGCCTTGTTGCGGTGGTGGATGGATTGTTGGTCTACACGGATCAATCCATTCTCAGTCATGCCTATGCGATCGTCGGGATGACCAAAGCGCCCACAAATCCCGGTCAAGCGGTGGTGTTGCTCTCTGAAGGTGTGATTAGTAGTTCTGGCTGGAATTGGACGCCGGGAGAGCCGTTATTCGTAGGCACAAACGGACTAATCACCCAAGATGCAGATTTGATCACAACTGGGTTTCTGGCTTCAGCAGGGCGTGTGATTAGCCCGCAGCAGATTTATCTCGACATTGACGAGGAGCCAATCTTCCTGTGAACTTAAAACTGAATGCGGCGGCAATTGCAAAATTGAATGGCGCGATCGACAAAGCATTCAAGGAAACCGTAGAAGCATACGGGGATGAATGCCAGGAGGCGATCGAGTCTCCAATTTGGAAGTGGGACGGTTATACCTTGCGGAAAAATGGGGAGTTCGTTGGATCTCCGCGTGACATTGTGGACACGGGCGAATTACGCGATTCTCAGCAAGAGCCGGTTTACGACGGCAACAGTGCAACGATTGAATGGACGGCTGAACATGCCGGAAATGTTCATGAAGGTATAGATAGCAATGGCAACCCGATACCTGCTAGACCTTGGACTGAAGAAGCCATGCGAAATACCGATTTTGAAGGCATCATGGGTGAAGCGTTGAAGCGGGAACTGTCGTGAATGTTGTAGAACTCCGCAACCAAATTGAGACACTGCTCACTGATGAAGTGGGCACTTATGCGCTGACCGGTGGCACTACAACGCCTGCGGTGATTGTGCTTGATAGCGGCGATGTAGTGAGCGATCGCACCGTCACAGGACTAGAAGTGGTGATTCGTCGTAGCCCAATTTCTGATGAGGGTAAGGCAACATTCGACTCGGTGAGAGCCGTTAAGATGTGGCAGATCTTCTTGGTGCAGTGGGGTGACCATTACACCTTAGAAGCGGCGAAAGATAAGCTCAGACGAAAATTCCCTAACACCCGCGCTATTCCCATTAAGGTTGAAAAAGGCAGCGGGGTTAGGGAACAAGTTTCAGTCAGGATTCCAGATATCGAAGAATTCGATGATTGGCTCTAG